CAGGAGGACCCGATTGATATGCAATGCAAGTGTATTGTGTACATCGACCTTCTGCACTAGAAAAAGAAATAAAACGACTTAAACCGTCGCTGCTGACTCTTTCTAGACGACATACGAGCTAACTCCTTGCTGTCGTCTGTTGACTCAGCAAAATGAGAGGCTCCTATGACAAGTTTACTTTTCGTACGATCTCGCTCAGCAAAAAGGCATCACCCACCTCTGGCCCCCATATTGATCAGACTAATGGTATTTGTCTTTAAATGAGATGTCGTGACTGACATCTATGATTTGCATACGTAATATACGGCTCGCACCTAGAGTGCAGCGATTATCGCGCCTGACTCTTAATAGAGATACTTCAGAGGCCTTGTATTATTTGTGCTTACGAAGACTTCGTAGCTTGCGCCTACGATTTTATTTAGCACGACTCCAAACAACACCTTCACTGGTGCTAGTATTTAAGGAATTGAGGGAAGTACCCGAAGCCTTCGCCCATTACACTCGGACCCAATGTTCTTTATTAGAACGGTCTTGGAACGGCAAACGAGATTTTAATCCATCTTGTGTTTGTAATGAAGCGTCAATATACGATTATAATCAGTGCTGATTGCTCGCTGTGTTAGTTTGAGTGGCATTTATTGTATGAATGGAAAATTTAGTACCTACTTACATGTTGTCACAGAAGTGAGCTGTCAAAATCATGGACAAACAACTGGGAGGGGTCCCTCGTACCCAAAAACAAAAATTAATTAAGGTTGAAGGTTTAAATAAGGTTGAAGATTTGATTAAAGATACGTCTGCGATGAAGATTCAAAGGGCCCAGAAAGCCGCAAAACAATACGCTGCCGATTCTGCCCCTAAGAAATTTTTACCCAATTTCAAACCCAAAACATCAGAAGCTGAACGTCCATGCAGCAAGCCCATAAACAAAAGTCCAAAGAGACTTCTTGTGTATTCTGGGGATTCTGATATTGAAAAAGAAAAAGCTCTTAAGGAGAAAGAAAAAGTTCTCCAAAAGAAAGTTGAGACAAGAAGAAAGCATAAGTTCTTTTTGTTACACGAATTCGTCCCACAATCTGGGCACCCACAACCACCGTTGCTTCAAAATGCTAATCAAGAAGCTTCGGGTCCAAATCACTTCAGTTCATTGTTGGTAGGTGATATGGCCCCTCAGGTTGGTTTTGGTTTGCCTAGTTTTGCCAGTCCAGTTATTGGTTTAGATGACTCGACCAAGAATTTGTTGAACAACTTTACCATATCTATGGATAGAGCCATCGATACTCTTAAGTCACACTCTGTGACCCACGAGGTTGGTGGCAGCTCTAAGGAATTGATGAGTGAGTTTAATGATACTGTCTTCAAGGCAGTGAATACACTCAAAAATCCCGCTATATCCATAGATGTGGGAGAAGGCGTGAATATGTTTGATAAGCTGTCTACAGCTGTTTCGGACTTCGCCATTATTATGCTTATATGCGCGATCTTGTGCATATACAAACCCAAAACTCAAATGGAGAAAGCTTGTCTTTCCATGTTGATTATAGGATATCTCGTGTCTAGAGGTACCCTTAAGTCTTTGTGGGAAGAATCTGGTATGGCCACCTGGTTTTCCAAACCAGTGTGTGTTCATATAGATGAAGCTTACAGTCCTCAGTCCGGATTCGTCCCGGCTTTGGACGATACGGCCACACTTATCAGTGGTCTGTTGAGCTCCTACATATGTATGCAATCAGGTCAGAAACTGTTTGATGCGAGAGAGCTCGCGAGAGTTGTTGGTGTTTGCGGTAAGATGAAAATAGGTATCAAATCCATAACTGATGCCATTCTCATTATGACCAATTTTGTCCATTCAAGCATTGATACTTGGTTTAATGGACGCTCCTTCTTTATAAGATCGGGTCATGAGTTTATTGACACTTTCTTGCTGGAAGGAAAAGAGATCCTCAATTTGGCTGAGAGTAAAGAATTACAAAATCTACAGTCTTCACTAGATCGAGTAAACTCAGCCATTGCGTTAGGCGAATCTGTAACCATAAAGATTCCTGGGTCTTCTGACCTTGTAGGTCTACGCATGCACACCATAAACGTGCTTGCCGAATTACGAAAGGTGAAGAAAAATCTTATAGCTAGCAATTTCAAGTTTGCGGGCATTCGTGTCGAGCCAGTTGCGCTTATGTTGAGGGGACCCCCCGGCGTTGGTAAATCACAGGCAATGCAACATATTGCCCACGCCATCAACGCATTGACTCTTAGTCCTAGAGACTTTGAGTTATATAGGGAGAACCCTGGGTCGGCTACCTACAATAGACAGGCTGAAAATGTCTATTGGGATGGTTACGAACAAGCCAAACAAGTAGTCTTTTTTGACGACTTGTTGCAGGCGCGTGACATCCAAGGTAACCCAGACAATGAAGCTATGAACGTCATCAGAGCTGTCAATGTTTTTGAAAACCAACTGCACGTGGCTGGTATGGAAGGAAAAGGCAATACAACCTTCCGATCTAAATTTGTTATTGCCAACACAAATATGCGGAATTTCTCTTTTGAGTCCATCAACCAGCCTGGCGCCTTTTTGAGGCGTTGGGATATTGTTGTGGACGTTATACCTAAAGATGAGTACTGCATAGATCCCACGGTGGCGGACTGGGATAAAAGGTTCGACCCAGACAAGTTAACGAAGTTTGGGCCTGACGATGTTGATGGAACAAACCCCAAGTTTGCACACTTGATAGGAACCACACGTATACACCCAACCATGTGTGTGTACCGTAAGCAGAGACTAGATGTGGATGTAAATAATCCTAAGTTTGTTGATGCTGGTTTCACTTTGGAGTTTGACGACTTGGTACAGATGTTCTACCAGTACCACGTCAAGAAGGGTAAGTTTTATGACATGTACCTTAAGGAATTGGATGAGACTTTGGTCGGCTATCGTCTTAAGTCTGAGTTCAATCCAGAACCTCCGTTTTCCACTGTGTTCACGAAATTCTCCGGTACCTTTTCACCTCAGGTGGGTGTTTCCAATACAAACACTCCAACGAGACAAGAGATATTAGATAATTTGAGTTCCTTGTTAAGGTCGTTTAATCTTTCTGATGAGAAGGAGTGGAAACTCGACTACATTAGGATCCGCTGTTTGAGTGAGTACACATTTGTAGTGTGTATGTTGGACACTGCCATTAAACACGCAACCACATTCAATCATACACTTGATCAGAATCGTATGTTGGATGTTTTGGTAGATTATGTTGAACACAATACCATGAATGAGATAATGGATAAATCTATGACAGAAGTCGTAGAATCCATTTTTACAACTTATGGGTCTTACAGCTTCCGGCCTCAAGTAGGATCCATGTTAGATCCTTTACAGATGGAAGAGGTTGAAGAACCTAAACCAGGTTTGTTCAACCTTAGTCTACAGAGTGAGGTCAAATTGGGGTCTGTTAGATACACTGATTATGACAAGTATACTTTCATGATCACGTTGTTGCACGCTTCTATAAGGCGTGTAGAAGCCTCTGGCTCACAAGCAGGCCACGACGAGTTGTTGGAGATAATAATAAAACAACTCGACCATGTAGACACCACTTTGAGTGAATACATTTCCCCCGAACAGTTTGAGAACACTGTGGATTTAGTTGTTGGCGAATATCTCAACCCCAAAACCACACCCTTTTATTTGAAAAAGTGGCCGATTATTAGATCTCAATTTGAGAAGCATTTAACCACTTTACACGAATATGGGGATCAAGAATCTCCCGAATGGCTGAAGAAGGTGTACGCTGCTTATAAGTGTGCATATTCTTATATGCTATATACTTTTGACACTGGCATGCAATTAGGCCTTGCTGGAATCAATAAGCTACCTGGGGGAACTCTTGGCATGAAGTTGATGAACTTCTCTGGTGGAGTGGCTGCTATAGCTGCTGGCATCAGTTTGATCACTTTCTTTGTGAGATCCACCGGTTTGGAGGATGATTCTGAGCCAGAGTCAGATGAAAGATCGAATAGAGTTAGGCACACGCGCATAGTAAAACCTCGTACTAAAGTGCAAACACCTTCTGGTGTTGTGTTTAAACCTGAATCATTGGTTCGTGTAAATGAAAATCTTAGTGCCATCATTAAGAAGATCATACTTACCAATACGTTTGAAGTTTGGCTCCCTCAGAGAGAAGAGGGTAAAGAACAAGTATCCTATTTGAAAATGGGATACGCCCTCGGCATTAGAGGCAGATCAGTCATAATGCCATATCACTTTGTGAGTGTTATCTCGTCAGAGTTGGAACAAGGTCTCCTTAAGCCTACAGATTTGATCTGTATGTACAGGCCAGCTACTAAGTACAAGGAATTTATCATACCTTGTGAAGAGTTTTTGGAATGTTTCCAACACATGGACAGGGCCGAAAGGCAGGATGTTGCTATGGTGAGGTTCCCTAAGCGATTTAATCCTGTTTCCGACATCACAAAATACTTTGCTACAGAAAAGCAAATGTCTAAGTACACGAAAATTGATGGTGTACTAGTTGTACCCTCAACTGGTGGAAAAGGGTCAGAGAACTGGAGGATATCTGAGTTCCATTCAATAGTGGCACAACAGGGCCAAAATGCTCCTGTAGAGTCCAAGGAATTCGATAAATTCACTGTAGCAGAATTATTTATGTACAGTGCACACACCACCAGTGGTGATTGTGGTTCTCCTTTCTTTGTTAATGATAAGAGTCTAGCCCCGTGTGTTCTAGGAATACATGTAGCTGGCTCAACTGCCACCCGAATTGGGTTCTCTGCAAAGGTTTCTCGTGAGCTTTTAGAAGAGTACCTGAAGTTGATGGAGGAGGATTATGAGCAGGTTGATAATTACAACCTGGATCTGATACCCACCGAAGATCAGCCAGATAATATGGTCAATCTAGGCAAGTACGGCCCACAGGTGTTGCATCCTTCCACAGGTGGTAAAACTAAAATTGTACGTTCACCATTGTGGGGCAAGATTGATGAAGTCAAGAAAGCCCCCGCGCGTCTAACTCCTTTTGAGAAAGACGGTGAGACTATAGACCCCATGGCTATGGCAATAGCCAAGTACTCACAAGAGGAAACCTATATCCCCACGTTGTCAGTAAATGCTGCCGTCACGTCGCTCATGGACATGATGGAATCTGAATCTGTTCATAAGGTTAAGAGAGAAATTTATGACTTTGAACATGCAGTTTGTGGTGATGAGGAAGGGGACTTCCAGGCAGTGCCACGTGGCACCTCTGCTGGATATCCGTACAACATTATGTCTGGCGACTCAACGAAAGCCAGATTCTTTGGTCACGATGAATTATATGACCTAGAAAATGAGGAGGCTCTTAAGCTCAAAGTTGAGGTTGACCTGACGATCGATCTCGCCAGAGAAGGAAAACGACTCACGCACTACTTTACAGATCATTTGAAGGATGAGCGTAGATCCAAGAAAAAGGTAGAGGCTGGTGAAACCAGATTGATCTCTGGTTGCCCCATGACTCTGTTGGTTTGCTTCCGAATGTGGTTTGGTGACTTTATGAAATGGGTCATCAGAAACCGTATTCGAAATGGTATGCTCATTGGTATCAACGAGTATAGCTCTGAGTGGAACACTTTGGCGATCAAGCTAGAGAAATTCGGTGTTGGCATGGATAATGTTGGTGCCGGAGACTATAAGGGCTTCGACATGCGCCACAACAACGCTGTGGCTTGGGCCATCTTGCGTGCCATAAATGATTGGTACAATGATGGTCTAGAGAACCAGCGTATACGCGCAACTCTTTGGGAGGAAATAACGAATTCGTTGCATCTAGGCACGCATTCGGTGTTCCAGTGGAAGCATCCCCTTCCCTCTGGATGTCCCCCAACAACTGTCTTCAACTGTATGGCAAACGCTATCTATTTCAGGTTGTGCTGGATAGATATCATCCATCCAAATGAACGCTATGCTCATGATTTTAATAGACATGTGTATTTGTGTGTCCTTGGAGACGACAACGCCTTCTCTGTGAGTTCTGAATATAAGGAGCTCTTTACTGAGAAGTCGATAGGGGAGTCTATGAAGAAGTTAGGACAAATCTATACCCCTGAGGATAAAGAGAAGGCTGAGCATTCGAGCGCTCTTAGGAATTTGACAGACATCACTCTTCTGAAGAGGAGGTTCTTTAAACATCCTAAGACAGCCACCTACTTGGCCCCTCTAGATTTGGATACCGTTCTTGATATTCCAAATTGGTCCAAGAGAGGAGTTGACTACATTGCCATCGCACAAGACAATTGTAAGATATTCCTCGAAGAGCTTTCGTTGCATCCCCGCATGATTTTTGATCATTGGCGGGCTGTGTTATTGAAGGCTATTGATGAAGTCGAGGACATAAGCAGACCCGACACCACAGACTATGATGCTCTATTTAGACAAGTCTTGGTACGAGAGAGATTCTCGGATGCTGAACAACGGTTCCTTACTGATTACGACAGATTAGTATACAATATCCCCGGCGAACAAGACTACGCTGAACGCTTTAAGGAACAACGTGCTGGCTTATTAAAGCTTACTTCCAAGGTGGCACATTGGCAGCCCCAATCAAACCTAGGAAACCGGGGTCACTCACAGCGATTAGTACATCCTGTGGGCACGATCAGTACTGCAACAACTTCAGAACCGTTGGGCCTTTCCAACGAAGGTACGATGGAAACCGAGCGCGCTGCGCAAATTTCATCTCAAAACATAGGCACAACGCATTCCACTGTTGATGCCGAAACACCCGTCACTAAGATGACCTCCTATGTCCCGCTTAGTAAGGATGTGCTCGACAATGCTGTGACACTCCAGTTACAGGATATCACGACCTTTCTTGCTAAACCAGTAATAGTATCTTCTGGCGTGCTATCGACGACGGACAGCTCTTCTTCTTGGAAGTGGCAGTCTGGTATACCTGGCGCGCTTCTTTACTCACAGAACATGTGGGTGAGGAAACTGGAGGGACACTTCGCCTTTAGGGGCACCTTGCACTTAACTGTGCAAGTTAATGCCACGAGGTTCCAACAGGGTAGATACATACTTGCTTGGATTCCTTCTGGGGGCGCCGTCAATGAGGACAAGTGGGCGCGTAATCACGCTGCCTCCTTGTGTCAACTCACCCAACTACCGCATGTAGAAATAGACATCAACTGCGATAGTGAGGCAACCTTGATCATACCTCATGTGACAGCACAAGCTTGGGCCATTTTTGATCCGTTGACCCCTGCGTCATATGGAAATAACGGGAGAGTCATATTTGTACCTTACTCTCCTTTACAGTTATCGACGGGTTCCACAACAGCCAACTATAGCATCCTCGCCCATTGGGAGGATGTTGAGTTGGCAATGCCAGTCAACCCACAGTCGGGGCGCACTCGTACTCGTATTAAGAGGAGAGTTGGCGCCGCTGCGGCAGAGCAAGAATCTGCCGGAGTAGGACCAATATCTGGTTCTCTGTCTAGGTTGTCTACGTCAGCCTCTATCATGGCTGGTGTTCCCTTACTAGCCTCTGTGGCTAGTAACGTGGCTTGGGCTGCAGATCTTGCTTCCAAATCCGCGAAAAGTTTTGGGTGGTCTAAACCACACAATTCAGAACACTCACAGATTATGACAAAACATATCATGCCTAAGTATAGTAACGTGGACACTGTTGATGGCAGCACGAAGATGGGCTTCTTTGATAATAACGAAATTGAAGATTTGCCCGGATTCGCTGGTTCTAATTTGGATGAGATGTCTCTATCTTATATTGCGAGCATCTCTGCCTATTTTAGGACCGTTAACTGGACAACTGGTAGTGCTACTGGTAGTACCTTAGACACATACGACATGTTTCCTAAGGAATACTACACAACCACTGTGCAGAACGGCGTCACCTTGAACCATTTGACGCCGATGACCTTTGTTTCCAGCTTTTTCGCTCTATGGAGGGGCTCTTTGAAGTTCACATTCAAAATCATGAAGACTGAATTTCACACTGGAAGACTAATGCTGTCTTTCTTCCCTAGAGAAAACATGGCTGGTCTCACATACCCACATGGAACCACGGCCACTTCATCGTTTGTACATCGCGAGATTATAGATGTGAGGGATGGAAATGAGTTCACCTTCATTGTACCCTATATGTCGGTGACGCCCTACCGTGGAACCAGTGGTTTGGATGCGAGCTACGGTAGAATGATTTTAACCGTGCTCAATCCACTGGTTGCCCCTGCAAACGTATCCTCATCGATTCCCATCGTTGTGGAAGTTTGCGCTGGCCCTGATTTCGAATGGGCACAACCTGCTGACGCAACGATGCTGGCAGTTCAGAACTTCTCACCACAAGTTGGAAGGAATGACTGCGAGATCACTGAGGGGGTTATTGGTGGTGGCAAGTTGCATATGAATGCAAACTCTTCGCGCCTTTGCATCGGAGAACGAGTACTCTCGTTTAGAAGCTTGGCGAAAAGAATGAACTTCATTACCAATCTCATCGATGACACCCCTAGTGCGTTTTTAAACTATAACCCTTTCCAGGCGGACATAGGGTTTATAGATACTGCCGTGACCTATAAGGCACCTCTGTATTACACGGATATCTACACACACATGTGTAACATTTTCGCGTTGTTTAGAGGGGGAATTAGGGTGAAAGCTTTTAACATTGAAGACAACAACTTGTCTTACTCTAGTCCAATTGCATTCTCCTCCCCCTACAAAGCAGAGATTACTTTCTCGGCACCCAATTTTGGGTTCTTCCCCACTGCTTCTGGTCCAATCACTTATTTGTTGACTCCGGCCAGATGCAATGCGGTCTTTAGAACCGACGCTAGTGGCGGAGTGGAAGTAGAACATCCTTTCTACAATAAAACGCACTCCGCTGCGTGTGGCGATATGTTGGCCACTGCGACTACCAATACGAATGGAACTAAGTACAACCCTTTGGGGCCTGTCCCTAGAACCTACGGATATATTTGGTACAAAACAACACCGCCTGCTGCACCGCTTGTCATGCGGTCTATATCAGAAGACGCCTCTTTTGGTTTGTTCGTGTCGATTCCCCCATATACTAATTGGGATTCGGCCCGGATAAACTAATTGCGTCTCTGATCAACAATCCCCCCGACTTTAAGGAGTTTTATCGGAAAGGGACAGAACATATGCTCCTCTTGGCTAGCTTTTACGCCATGTAAGTATGTTCTGGACGATCTAAGATCGTTTATTTCTTTGCTCATACCCAATGATACCAATAGCTGGTTTTCTCTGGTCCACTTACCCTTTGAGGGGTGGGTGGCTCTTAGTTAACATAATAAGGCTTAGTAGTTAGGGTTCGGTTAGGTGTCACAGCGTTTCTAGCGTATGTGAACGATAATGCAACCGCAACTTCCCTCCTTTGTTTGGGGGGAAGTAGCATTTTCCTGC